CTATTACTTAGTAATATAACAGGTGATGCTAGTGTACCTTATTCTGTAGCAAGTAATGCAGGAACATCTACATTAACATCAGCTAGTACAAATCTTACAGATCAGCAGTTATTATCTATAGTTTATAAGTCAGCTTATGGAACTAATGCAGATTTAGCTTTTAAAGATTGTTTTTGTACTGCTCTTAGCTTTAATGGTGATGCAAATACAGAAGGTGGTAGAGTAAAATTCTCAGCTACATTTAAGACAGGTAGCCTTGCAGAAGATTTAACCGATGCAACTACAACAATAGATACAGCAATTACTGCTAATAACTACTACATGAGTGCATGGGATGCTAATGATAGAATAATCGCAGGTCATTCTGATGTAATCTTATCATCATTCAGCTTAAACATTACAAATGATGTTGAGTTTGTAGGACTTACTTCAACAGGTTTTGAGAGTGCTACTAGAGCAGGTGAGATAAGTGCAACAGCAGATTTTACTTGTGTATATGATGCTAATACAGCACCAATGTTTGAAAACTTCAATGATCAAGTAACAGGAGCATCAGAAGGTTCTACATTAATGGGAGCAGATGCTACACCTTCAGATGGTGCATTTGAGTTCAAATTTGCTAGTTCAGTATTAACAGATGTTAGTTTTAGTGATGCAGGTTTGATGATGTTAAACGCATCTGTAAAAGCTGTTGGTGCAGGTATTGGTTCATCTACAGCACTATTTGAAGTAAGCTGTTAATAGAAAGGGGAGGAAATGAAAATAGAAGTTGATGGTCATATCATACAAATAAAGCCTATATCTTATGTGGATAGGTTAGGATTACAGGGAGAGTTTGCTGATGTATATGCTAATGGTACAGATAATGTTTCACAAAAGAAATTCAATCTTCTACTAGGGCATACAGCAGAAATAGCTTTTAATGATCCAGATGATTCACTTAAAGAATATCCTTATGAGGTGCAGTTAAAGATACTTACTAATATAATGAGTGAGTATTTAGGTTTGTCTGATAACCAAAAAAAATCCGATGGGGTTTAAGTTATGCTGTGTGGTTTTGGTTTTTACAGCCAGACGAACACGAACAATTAATCCTCCCCTACTCATGCTTGAACCCCATCACTCGAGAAACAGGGGATTACAATATAGTTGATGATATTTGGAATACTATAAAAGATGTTGTTAATGCACATGATCCGAAAAGAACTTTGGGGCAGGAGTTATATTACTTACTGCCTCTTTTTGCAAATCCTAAATATATATTGGATGAACATCATTTTAGCCTTATCAATGAATATCACTATGTCAAAGACTATAATATCCCACTTGGAAAATCACTTAATGAAACTGATGCACTCAAATTGGATTACTTTACAATTATTAAAAATGAACTCGCATCAGTAATAAGACATAAACAGGAAAAAGATGGCAGATCAAAAAGTTAATATAAAAGTAACAGCACAAGGTGCTAAGAAAACACAGAATGAGTTAAAAGGTGTTGAAGGTGCTATCAGTAAAATGGGTAAAGCTGTTGGAATTGCATCTACAGCATATTTTGGAGCTACAGGATTAATTAATGGTTTTAGTACAGCAATACAATTAGCAGGTAGACAGGAACAAGCTGAGAGAGCATTAGAGGTAGCTTTAGGCAGGACATCACAATCATTGCTTAATCAAGCATCAGCCTTACAAAAAGTAACTACATTTGGTGATGAGGCTATTATATCACAACAAGCATTTCTAGCATCATTAGACTTTACTGAGACACAAATAAAAGATATTATAAATGCCTCTGTAGATTTATCTGAGGCTACAGGTATCAGTTTAGAATCAGCAGTAAGAAATACAGCTAAAACATTCTCTGGTTTATCTGGTGAGTTAGGTGAATTAATACCACAGCTTAGAGACTTAACTACTGAAGAAATGAAAGCAGGAGAGGCTGTTAAAGTAATGGCTGATCTATTTGGTGGTACTGCTCAAGCACAAGCTGAGACACTTACAGGGAAAATAGAACAAATGAAGAACGCTGTAAGTGATGCAGGTGAGGCTATAGGTAGTTTACTTGCTCCCGTAGTAATAAGTGTTGCAGGAGGTATAGCAAATTTGGCAAATGCCACAGGTAGTTTAGTAAATAATTTTTCTGATATTATAGATGGTAATTCTTTAGCATCTGCTGAGTTTGAGTTATTAAATACAGAAATGGAAGATTTTAAAAAGGTCACTGAAGAATTGGGATTTTATTCGTTACTTGAAATGAATAATCAGATAAATGACTTATTAAGTACAATGCCAATAGTAACTCCAGAAGTTCAGAAATTAATGGATCAACAAACTATTTTAGCTCAAGCAATGAATGATGCAACTAAAGAAATAATAAGGCAGAAAGAGGTATTAGATTTAGATGATGAGATTGAACAAGGTTCTAAATTAGCTGAATCAACAATGAATAGAGTGAAGGCAGAAATGGAGCTTGGTAAAATAAAAAAACAAAATTTAGAACAAGATTTAAGAGGTGCAATACTGTCTGGGCAAAGTGCTAAACAAGCAATGATTTCTGTTGTAAGGGCTGAAACAATGGAGGCTGTTGCAGGATTGTTATCAAGTATATTAAAAAGCGTTCCATATCCACTTAATTTAATTGCAGGTGCAGGGGCAGGTGCAGTAGTTAGTGGTTTAATGGATAAAGCAATAGGGCAGATAAGTTCAGTAAAGTTCGCAGAAACAGGATTTGAGGGGGTTGTTACTAAGCCTACTTTATTTATAACAGGTGAGAATAACAAACCAGAACAAGTATCTGTAACACCTTTAGGTGGACAGGCAGGAGGCAATGGAATAAATATTAATATACAAGGTAATATGATTGGTAATGAAGAGTTTGTAAGGGATGTATTAATACCAGAAATGTCTAACGCAAGGAATCAAAATCTAGCATGAGTTTAACTTTACCATCAGCGTACTCAAGTGCATTAGAAAAGACTATAATAAAAGAAAATTGGATTATTCAGTTATATTATGATGGTGGCTCTAGCTTTACTCCCATAGCATTATCAGATACAACTGTAGATAGTGTTTTTTATCAAGGTGTAGTAACCAATAGACCATCTGTAAGAACATCTATATCATTAGAACAATCGAAAGCAAAAACATCTAACATATCTTTAACTATTGCAAACTTTAAATATAATAATGCAGATTTTTCTGCTGAGTTATTTTTAGGTACAAGAAAGTATATTAATAGAACTGTAAAAGTATATTCACAATTAAATGATGAATCTAGTTTATCTAATTGCTTACAAATATATCAAGGAAGGTTAATAGATATATCACATGATGATAAGATTATTAATCTAAATATTACTGAGCAAAGACCTTATGATTTTATTAGTATTCCACAAGCAAGAACTGAAAGAACTAGAAACTATTACACTTTAGCCTACGGAGATTATACACCTAATAGCTCAACAAGAGATTCTCAAGCATTCTGCCATGAAAAGAAATTATATCCTGTAAAAGTGGATAGATTAAGTGCTACTCATTTAATAGCATTACAAGAAAGAGCATTAGATGGCAACTCTGGCAATGAAGGTAGATTACATTATTATGAGAAAAATGCAGATGCTTTTGTTCCTTTAACACTTTCAAATAATTCATATAACAATGTTTCTATATCTACCCATGATCCTAATGGTAATGCTATAAGAATAGACAATGATTTATACAGAGGGTTCATTTGTAAGCCAACAGGTTTAAATGATGAAACTGATCCGAGTTTATGGAATAATCCAGAATTTGCTTTTGATGTAATTGGTGATGATTCTACATATAGCACAGGTACTAGAGAAACATTAGTAGCTACAGGCTCATCAACACAATCATCTGAATTAATATTTGATGTACCAGATATTGAAGGTGAAATAAGCTCTATGAAAATGAAGGTTAGATACAGAGTAGATGTTGATAAATCTGGTTCACCTGTTTATGCAGTTACTTTAGAAAACACAACTCCAGAAGATTATAGTGGATCAGCAGATACTATTGTAAATATAACACAAACATCTGGAACGCAGGATACAGGTGATGTTATATCTAGTTTAATAAATATGGATTCTTTCTTATCTGGAAATGATAATAAGTTACTTAATCCAATAAAATTAAATGCTGAGTTAGTATTTGGTGGTGGTAGTGGTGTTGTAACAGCAAATTTTTATGTTTATGATGTTCATATATATGTTAAAAGTGCTTTAGATATAGCAGGTAGCAGGGATGCTAGTAAAAAAATAGTAAATGATATAGAATATCTATATGTAGGTGCAAATGGATTAACAGAATCATATAGTGGTAGTAATAACTCTATAGCCTATGGGCATGAGGCTCATCGTGATTTATTAGTAAGGTATACAGGATACACTACAACCGATCCAGAAAATTGGAGTTCATTAAATACTGATAGAGCCACTTCTAATTGGAAGATAAGATATTGGTTAGATGAACCAACTGATCTAATTAAGATACTTGATAAATTAGCTTATGAGTTTGCTTTTATTTTTAAGTTTAGACCAGATGGCACAGGTAGCTATGTACATATAAAGCAGACATCTGAATTATCAGCAGTACAGACATTAAATAAAAATGATATAAAAAATCTTAATATAACAAATACATCATTTAGAAATCTAATTACTAAGATGGAAATAAACTATGAAAGACATCCTGCTGATGGTAAATATTTAGAAACAGTTACAGGTACGAACAGCACAGCTAGGACAAATTTTAATATTCAAACAAAAGAAAATATTAAAAAAGTAGATTTAGAAATGAATGTTGGTACTCCAAGCACCACACCACAATCTGATCCTAATAATGATTTTTATTCTTATTATGATAATATATTAGGAGATATATATAAACAGGTTTCTTGTGAGATTGTAAATCCTAATAAGGGTTATAATTTAGAAACAGGTGATATAATACAATTTTCAAACACAGCAGGAGATATGCCAATAAACCCATTTGGTGGTGATTGGACTAATTATTATATGATAACACAATTAAATAGATTACCAAATAAAGTAAATATTGTTGCGAGAGAGGTAGGATAATGGCAAAAAAGTTTTATTATGATTCAGCAGATTTATTAGATGCTACTATTACAGCAGGAACATATAGTAGTGGTAATTTTTCTGAATCAGCTAGTGCAGTTACAAATGAACACTATATAACAGATCAATCTTTATCTTTAGCTGTTACAAGTTTTGATGATGAAGATACAATTAGAATAGATTTATCATCTTATAAAGCTGTGGATTTTATTACATGGTATATGTCTAGTAGTGATGCACAACCATTAAAATTTTATTATTCAACAGCAGGTGCATCTGGACTTACTGAAGTAGCATCAGTAACAGAAGGTGATCTTAATGCAGGTTGGAATATTGAAACATTTTCATCACAATCTAAAAGATATTGGTTTATAAGAGCAAACGATGGAACAGTAGACAATATTACAGAATTAATATTAGGTTCAGCTTTAACATTTGAAAATGAGCCAGATATAGGTATAGCTACACAGGAAATATTTGCTACAGACCTAAATACATCGCTTGGTGGTGTAGAATATGCTAATAAAAGACATGAACCTAAGACCACATGGCAACTAAACTTTAGTAATATATCACAAACATTTAAAAACAATCTGGTCAGCTTTGAGCAGGATGTTACCAACTTTAAAAAATTCGTGTACTATGATGATTCTAGTTATCATTATGTACGCTTAGACTCACCTATTAAATTCACAGAAGTAGCATTTGAACGATTTAGTGCCTCTCTAAAATTACGAGAGCAACTCAGTTAATATATTACGCTACCAATAACCCATGATGTAACGAATCCTGTCTATCGCTACATTGTGGGTTATTTTTTTTCTTGCATCTAATTATTATTATTATTAATATTGTTATAGATGAATACTAAAATAAATAATAATTTGAACATCACCGAGGGCACTTCAAGGTTACCTAACCTACAGTATTCATCTCCCTCGGTGGTTTCAGAGAAAGATGAATACAAAATGAATAACATATTAAAAAATGCACCTACTTGCTCGGTCATTGAAAATAATGAGAGCATTAGGTTTGATTCATTATCTAATCTTATTGATGATGTTAAACATGAAATATACATCATTGAAGAAGAAGAGTTAATTGAAGATGCTAAAGAGACTTTAGATTTAGTTAAGCGATGTAATGTCAGACCACATACCTTAAAACAATATAAAGATGCTTATGATAACATCAAGAGAGAGTACAAAGAACTCAAAGATTATCTCAAGTATCTGAAAGGGGGTAAGTAGGATGATAAATGAAATAAAAAATCAAATAGAAATATTATTATCTCTTTTAGGTAATCAAGATTCTGAAATAAAAGAAAATGGAATCTATGAATCTGTACACTCTTTAATTGATTTAATACAAATCAAAAGTGATAAAGATGAGTATGATTATGTTATGACTGTTTTAAACAAATTAACAAACTCAAGGGGGTAAGTAATAAATGATTAAATACATACTGAATCTATTTTCTAGTGATAGGTTAGCAGGTAGTGATGACCGAAATGCTGTCATCGAGTGTTCTAGCAGAGCCTTTGCATTCGATAAAACTAAAAGTGGCTATCAAAAGGTATGTAAAGAGAGGGTTGGGCATTCTTCTTTGATTGTCTCTTATGGAGATTCTAAGGATTTCGCTTATAAATTAGAATCTCATTATAACACGCTCAACTCTCTCTCCGATTTAGTAAAATCAAGACTAGGTATAATAAGATTTTTAGCATCTGGAGAAATGGGAGATTTAGATAGAATCCAGATCATGCAGTTATTTGATGAAATAGATAACCAAGTAGAGGAACTTGAATATGAGATTGATCAACACAGAAAAAGAGCTTATCGAACAAGCAAACAAATCAGACAAAGCAATAATGTGCAACAACGAGCAATATATGATGATTATGAAATCATTAAAAAAAGTGATTAAGATGATTAAGGCAGATGTAGTTATTGATAATAGTATTGATGTAAATGTTTTATCTGAGTTAGTAAATGACATTGAAAAAGATAATAATATACCTACATTAGAAGAGTGCGAAATATGCGAACTATAAACATTAGAAGTATCATGTGGGGTAAATATCCTTTTAAAGCTATATCTGTAGCTGATAGAAAAATAGCAGGATTGGATAGATTTAAGCTAGTGATTGAAGATAAGAACTATGGTGGCACTTATTTAGTTAAAACAAAAAACCTTACTAAATGCGATGATTTTAAGTATGGTAAGGGTTGGGTTATAGATGTAGAAGATTACAGCGTTTTAGAGCCATTTACAGAGCCTATAGAGCATGATAAGATGATTATAAAAGATGCAGTAAATAATGTTATACAAAAAAAATCAACATTTACAGATTCTATGGGTAACACTAAAGATGACATAGAAGAATTTAGAAATTTATTAAAAGAATGTATGGAGCAGTTAGATAGTGCAAAGTAAACAAGTAATAGCTAATGTACCTCATAGTTTTTTATATCATGCTGAGATTATATATGAGACTAAGGAAAGTTTTGCATTTACAAATGCTATGGGTAACACCATGCAAGAATTAATAGATGATATTAATAGTAGGTTTAAACAATATGCTGATAGACAACCACAATTATCTGAGGTTTTATTTGAGCCTAATGGTGAAAAAATTGATATTACACATAAAATAAGAACAATCTTAAATAAGGGGGATTACAATGGTTGATTTTTTAAATGACTTACTAGATTATATGATGTATTGGGTACAGCGTATAGCACCATATTTTATATGTTTCTGGTTAGGTTTTGTATTAAACGAACTAATAAGACTTTAATTAACAAAAGTAGGAGAGAAATATGGCTTTTCAAATAAAGAAAGAACTTCACTTAAATACAGGTATTTACTTGAAGTTGTTAGATGATCCAACAAATGCAAAAATGGAAAATGATAGATTTGGTAATACTAAATATACCTTACCGATTGAAATGGCGGGACATGATATTACTGATGGTTCTGGTGTTAAATGGTTTAAGAACGCTGAAGGGCAATGGATAGAACTTAAACTAGGTAAACAGACTGATTTCGAGTTTAGTGATGCACTTTATAAAAAGTTAGCAGGGAATCCATCTGGTAGCACAGTACAAGTAATGTTAAAAGAAATGGAAGGTAAACAAGGAAAATACGCAGGATGGACTGTAATGCCTATGAGTAGTGGTAGCACAGAATCATCAAATAAGCCTCAAAAAGCAGTCTCTAACGCTAGTTTAGGTATTACATGGGGTATGTGTATCAATAACGCTACACAGATAGCTATAAAGCAAGGTATTGATGGAATGAATTTAGGTGATCAGATTGAACAAATAGCTAAACAACTAATGGATGTAGCTGTTAATGGACTTGTAAGATGGGAGCAAGGTGAACACGAAAAAGATCAGAATGATAAACCTAATGATGATCTACCCTTTTAATGAAAAAAGAACTCATTAAAAAATTAGATGATGCTTGGTCTGATAGGATTAGGCAATATGGCAGGTGTGAGGTATGTGGAAAGGATAGTAGGCTAAATGCACACCACTTTTATTCTAGGGCAATTAGAGTAGTAAGGTGGGATATAGATAATGGATTTTGTCTATGTGTGGGGTGTCATGTATTTAGTTCAAAATTCTCTGCACACTTAACACCTGCTGAGTTCGTAGAATGGGCAATAGATCATAGAGGTCAGAAGTGGTATGATGACCTTAAAATAAAAAAGAATACACCACAAAAAATTATAGATGCAGATTTTGATCTAATTATGGGGAGTTTATTAGGTGAGTAATGGTTGGATAAAACTGCATCGTAAGATACAAGATAACCCTATCTGGGATAAACCAGAGCAATTAAAAGCATGGCTTGATCTACTACTAATGGCTACACATAAAGAGCGTACAAAGTTTATAAAAGGTGAAGAAGTCATATTACAGCAGGGTGAAATAGATGCCTCATTTAGATACCTATCTAAGCGTTGGAATTGGAGTATAGGTAAGGTTCAAAGGTTTATAAACCTGTTAAAAAAGTGTTCAATGATTGAAGTAAAAACGGATACAGGTCAAAATGTTGTAAGTATTTGTAATTACGCAACTTACCAGATTGAAGAAAATCAAAACGATACACTAACGGGTACAGCACCGATACAGAACCGATACAAAAACAAGAATGATAAGAAAGAAAGAAATAATATATATGCTCAAGAGTTTGAAAAACTTTGGATATTAGTACCTAAGAAAGTTAGTAAAAAGAAAGCCTATCAAAAGTATATACTCGCTGTTAAAAAGAAAGACCATGATGAGATTTACACAGCTTTTAAAAACCAAGTTGATAATAATTGGAAGGATACTGATCCAAAGTTCACACCTGCCTTAGATGTGTGGTTAAATAATGAAAGATGGGATGATGCTGTGATTAAACCTACAGTACAAACTGTTACTAAAAAGAAACAATTTAGATTACTGCCATCTGGAATGTATAAGGGATATTGTGGTAAATGTGCTGATGCTATGTATTTAAAAGCAGATGAGTTTTATAAAAGCAGTCCTTGCTGTGGGGTTGAATTTGTACCAGAACAGCCAAAAGTTTACAAGGGTAAGGATTACACAGAAGAAACACTTAATCAAATAATGGGGGGATAATATGAGTATCTTCGAGGAATTAATTAATGCACCACTAGATACAAGGCTAAGAAACACTAATACTGATAGGCAGACACCTATAAAAGCAGATAATAAATTATTTTTATGTCCTACATGTAGAAATGTATGGGAATATGAAAGAAATTCAAACGGAACTAAAAAGTTACTGAGATATGATCATTTACCTAGATATGGTAAATCTAATAAGGTTTGTGAGGTCTGTGGATGATTATTATAAACTTATATGAGATTATTATTAATCTATTAGCATTTGCTACAGCTTTGGTTTTAATACCTCTGGGATTATTACTATGGTTTTTTATTGGAACATTTATTTATAACTTAATATGGGATTATTATGGACAAAGAGATTAAAGAAATACTAAAAGAAGTAAATGAGCTTTTATCTGAGCAAGGTCATTTTAAATTAATAGATTTAGAAAGAGTTAGAAAGTTAAACTCTAAAATAGAAGAATTGCTAAAATAGCAATATAGTTTTTTTAAGTTATCTTTTTAACCATTGTGGTTGTTAAAATATTACTTAGAAAAGACTGATAAATGAATCTAGTGGGTGGATTGGCGTTTACCCACTAGTTTACCCTAACCACATACCAGAGGTAAACATGAACAAAATAGAACCATGCGAAATGTGTGGCAGATACGATGGAGATCATAAAGAAAGATGGGATATTAAAGAATTAGAGAATAATAAAATGAATCTCTTATTAGCAGGTATCTTATTCGCACAAGAGGCTACACATAGGCAAATAGAGCTATTTATGGCTAAATACTACATAGGTAGGGAATCAATTTCAGACATAGGCAGGGATTTTGGTATATCAAAACAAACAGTAGCAGAAACAATAGATAGATCATGTGAAATTATAACTAAAATAATTAAAAGATTAAGTACCTGACAAATTCAGCCTTTTTTAAAGGTTAGAACCTGACAATTAAAAACTTTTTTTATTTTTTTAACTCTAACAATATTAGAGTTTACATTTTTTACCCCTTTATTTTACCCCCAAAATACTGCAAAATTACCTGACTTTGATTACTATTTATAGAGGCTTAATCGTGCCTTACTCGTTACGGAGTAATGATTATAAGACCAAGATGGTTGTTTAACGATAGACAGGAAACGATAGTTGTAGCTACAACTCTTTATGAAAGATATTAATATTAAATATTATCCTGCCGATGATTTGGTAATGGCTGAATACAATCCACGACAGCTAACCAAAGACCAATATACACAACTAAAAGACTCTATTATGAGGTTTGGCTTAGTTGATCCCCTTATTGTAAATAAAAACAAAGAAAGAAAGAACATCCTAGTAGGTGGACACCAGAGACTACGCATAGCCAAAGAGATGGGTGTTGAATCTATACCATGTGTAGAGGTTGATCTTACTTTAGATCAAGAAAAAGAACTTAATATTAGATTAAATAAGAATGTTGGTGAATGGGATTTTGATGCTTTGGCTAATTACTTTGATGTGGGGGAGCTTACAGAGTGGGGTTTTAGTAACGATGACTTACAATTTTATGAAGATGAGCCAAAACAGGGATTGATTGATGATGATGAGATTCCAGAGGTAGAAGAGCCTATTACACAAGCAGGTGATCTCTGGATATTAGGAGAGCATCGTTTATTATGTGGGGATGCAACAAAAAAAGAAGATGTTGATTTGTTAATGGATGGTAAAAAGGCTGATATGGTGTTTACTGATCCCCCTTATAATGTTAATTATGGAAATATTAAACATCCAAAGTTCAAACAAAGAGAAATAGATAATGATTCAATGAGTTCTGAAGATTATAAAAGTTTTTGTAAAAACTTTATAAAATTAATTAAAGAAAATACTGAGGGATGTATTTATGTAAGTGGGGCTCAACATAAAGATGGTAGGATATTATTTACAGAATTAGATGAATTAGTTACTTGCAGTACTACAATTATATGGGTTAAAGATTCTTTTACATTAGGCAGGGGTAAATACCACAATAGATATGAACCTATTTGGTTTGGTTGGTCAAAATCTGGTAGAAATTTTACAAATGATAGAAAATTAGATAATGTTTGGAATTTTACAAGACCAAAATCATCCAAATTACATCCAACAATGAAACCTGTTGAATTAATTGTTAATGCTATAAATCATGCCTCAAAAATAAATAATTCAGTTTTAGATGTATTTCTTGGTTCTGGATCAACCCTAATAGCTTGTGAGAAAACTAATCGTAAGTGTTATGGTATGGAGATTGATCCACATTATTGTGATGTTATAGTAAAAAGGTGGGAGGAATTTAGTGGGAAGAAAGCAGAAAGAGTTGAAAGAGCAGAGAGTTGAGCCGATTGAAAACGGAAGTAATCGGAATAATAAAGGGCAATTTGTTGCAGGAAATACTGCATCTGTTGGTAAAGGTAGACCAAAAGGCTCTCAATCTATTCCAGACATACTTAAAAAGATTGGTGAAGAAGAAGGAACACTTGATGGTAAGAGTAAGCTCGATGTTATTATGTATAAAGTATTTCAATATGCTCTGGAAGGTAAGCCGTGGGCAGTTCAGTTTATAGCTGATAGAACAGAAGGTAAAGCCAAAGAGATAAGGGAAGTAACTAACAAAAATGAACCCATCAAAATAATTACTATTGATTAATTGGCAAATAAACGAGATACGAAAAGAAATAATCCAGAGTCCAGAAAGGATGAAGGTTGTTGTTGCAGGAAGAAGATGGGGCAAAAGTATCTTATCGGTTCTGTGGTTACTTCACGAAGAGATACGGCCAGAAGAACGCAGGTGGTTTGTTGCACCAACATACAGACAGGGGAAGATGGTAATATTTCCGATGTTGCGTTCTGTGTTTCGACAATGGCAGGGAGCTATAATCAACGAGTCAGAGTTATCTATTAAGTTACCTAACAATGCAGAAATTTCAATTAAAGGTGCAGAGCAAGAAAACAATCTTAGGGGAGCAACTTTAAATAAAGTAGTAATGGAAGAGTTTAGTTATATAAAACCTAATGTATATGAAGAGATTATCTATCCTATGCTAACAACTACACAAGGTGAGACATTGTTTATTGGTACACCTAACTCATTTGACCACTTATATGATTACTATCTTAGAGGTCAATCAGATGATCCAGATTGGAGATCATGGCAGTACACTACAGTACAGGGTGGGTTTGTAACACAAGAGGAAGTAGATAAAGCAAAAGCAACAATGGATGAGGTTACATTTAAGAGTGAGTTCATGGCTGATTTCGTATCTACAGGGAACAGAGTAGCATATAACTTTGACAGGAAGATACATATTAAACAGGCTAAACAGCTATCACCTAACTTATTCTGGGGTATTGATTTCAATGTAGATTATATGTCTGCTGTACTAGGTTGTGAATATACAGATGGTTCTATACACTACTTCCATGAGATAAGACAAACAAACAGCAACACAGAGCAGATGGCTGTAGCAATGAAGAAGGTAGCTCCACATATACCATGCTACCCAGATAGTGCAGGATCAGCCAGATCAACTACAAGCCATAAATCAGATCATCAAATACTTAAAGATTATGGATTCCAAGTAATAGCAAAGAAAGCTAACCCACCTGTAATAGACAGGATCAATGCACTTAATAGAATGTTAAAGGATGCTAATGGTAGGGTTAAGATGACAGTTGATCCATCCTGTAAATACTTAATAAAAGATTTAGAACAATGTCAAAGAGATAGGGCAGGTAAGATAGAAAAGACTAAAGATATATCTCTTACTCATGCTCTGGATGCTTGTAGTTATTATATAGCATTAAAGCATCCTATCGTTAAGCGTGTAGCTGTGAGTACAGAATGGTAGAATTTTTGTTGGGTATAGTAGTAGGAATCATTATCACTTTCATATTCTTACACTATTATGGTAAGCATTTAGATTTACGAAAGAAAGAACAGATGGGGGAGTTCATCAGAGAATATACAGAGGCTAATAATTATGCCACATCTTAAAGGTTTATAAATGGAATTACATGATAAAATAATGCTCCCAGACCTCGGTAAAGAGGCTGTTTTGCGTTCAGTTAAAGAGGCTGAATATAATGCACTAGATGATATTATAGCTGAAAAGAACACATCTTTAGACTTCTATTACAATAGAAACTTAGATGATCATATATCGCAGTATTTTAGTTCAGAATCCTTATCTCAGATTCCTCCTGTGATCATGTCATTAGTTAAGAGGTTTGCTAAGAGTAGATTGATGTTACTTAAACAACCTGCTGAAAGATTTATTAATGGTGAGTTTAATGATTACTATGCTGAGAAAGCTCACAACTTAGATAGTAAAGTAAGAGAGTTTGGGGAATTATCTTGGCTATTAGGTAGCTGTCATCTACAGAGTATGTATAATGAAAAGATGCAACGCATTGAATATAAATTGCATCCTATTGTAAAAGAGTATGTATATGATGGTGAAGTATATGGCATGAGCTATGAGATACATAGAGATCATAATGGGGATAGGCAGTTCGTATTCTGGAGTAAGCCTATGGATGGTGAGCAGGGTATGCACTTCCGTTTCAAGTTAAATGGTGCAATGTTTCCGATAGGTAATAACATAGAAATGGTAAATCCTTATGATGTTATCCCTATTACTAAAGTAGAGTTCAATACAAACGCATACGATGTTACAAGGTGTGCTATTCATGCTAGTAACGCATGGACAGAGATAATGATAGCTACAAGGCTTATGATGGGTTCACCTGTGATTACAGGATTAGATTCAGAGATACCACCTTATATGAAGTTTGGTATTGATAGACTTATTGCACTTCCAGAAGGTGCTAATATGCAGTATGTAAGTCCTAATGCTAATCTGATCCAGATGATACAATCCGTAAAAGATTTAATTAATCAAGTAGGGCAGAATCATAGCTTAACAATTAGATGGGGTGAATCATCAGCACCTCCAAGTGGTGAGGCATTAAAGATTCTATCTGTAGATAATATAGAAACCAGAGAGTCTGATATTCCAATCTTTAGAGACTTTGAGCATGAAAGATATATGATAGATAGGGAAGTGTTAAGAGTGCATGAGGGTGCTAATCTATCAGAGAATTACAGCGTAGACTATCCAGAGGTAGGGTTTCCTATGACATGGACAGAAGAACGCAACAAACTAGAGTTTCTGATGGAGCATAACCTTATTACTAGGGAAGAGCTTATTAGAAAGTTTAATCCAGATATAGATGAGGCTGAACTTGCTATGAAGATGCAAGAGTTAGAACCAGAGCAACCAGAGCAACCTGCTAACAAGTTATTAGAGGCATTACAGCGTGGCTAAAGAAACAGCATCATTAGAATATGCTAAAGCAGTAGAACGAGTACAGAAAGAGCTTGTAGAACAGATATTTGATCTACAAAAGCAGGGACTTAGTAAGAATGAGATTCTACTTGTATTACAGGGGTTGGATATGGAAGATATTATTCTTAACCAACTTAATCTAAATGCTGATATAGATAAGCTAATGCTAGAATATGAGAATGTATTAGGTGCTATGGAAATGACAGGTGCAGTTACAGCAGAGTCCTTAACAGCCTTACAGCGTATAGATAGAAACTCATTTGCTAAACAAGCAGGGGTAATGGGTGAGCTTATTAAAAAGGAAGTAGCTAGGGGAATACTAGCAGGTGCTACTGAGAAAGAGATAGCAGATGGTATTTTAAGGGGTGCAGGTGGCGTTTTAAGACCAGATCAAGCAGAAACCCTAGCTAATACTGCCTTAAATCAATTTGAGCGTAATGTAACAGTAGAGATGGCAGAACTTGATCCTGCTGATGCTAGTTATGTTTACTTAGGTGTTATAGACCAAAAGACCAGAGATATATGTTTACTTATGGCTAGTGAAGGTTCAATGACCAGAGCAGAGATAGATGCTAAGTATCCTAATACATTTAGTAATGCAGGTGGATTTAATTGCAGACATAGATGGGCAAGAGAAACATCTAGATCAGAACAATTAATCAAACCAGATAAAGCATCATCACTTATAGATGATAAAAAAAGATTTAATCCTGTAACTGTAGAGGGTATAAAGGTTGGGTAAACTAGCTAACATACCAAGATTTGATAAGCAGTTCTGGAGAGAGGTGGGTAATGAAATCACCGATGAGATACGAGTACAGACACAGAAGAAGGGTAAGGATGTATTCAACAAGAATTTTAAGTCATATAGTAGGGGATATGCAGAGCGTAAGCCTCGTATAAGAAGAGGTAGTGGGGGTAATAAAGTAAATCTAACACTTACAGGTGATATGATGAATGGATTACAAGTAAGAGGATTTACTACAGATAGTGTAACAATCGGATGGAGTGGTACAAATGCTAAGAAGATACAATGGAATGAGGATATGGGCAGAGCAGTAACTACATCTAGTAAACCACTTAGTAATAAGTCTATCAAGATTGTACAGCAAGAGGCGAGGCAAAGAATTAAAAGAAATGCAGACAAAGAAACTGCAAAGCCTATCAACTTTAAAATAGGCAGATAGATTTCATTAATATGGAGGAAAAAATGGAAGAACAAGTACAAGAGAGTGTACAAGAGTTGGCTACTGAAAGCCAGAACAATACAGACAATATAAGTGATCGTGAGTCTGAATTGTTGCGTGAGGTCATGCAAAAGAAAGAACGATTACAGAAAGCAGAATCTGAAATAGCTGAACTTAGGAAAGCTCAAGAGGCTGAGAGGCAGAAACAGTTAGAAGAAAATGAAGAGTGGAAAACACTCGCAGAAGAAAGAGCCAAACAGCTTAGTGAACTTACTCCTGTAGTGGATCAGTATAAAGCTGAACGCACAGCAGAGAAAGAGAAACTGCTTTCAGACTTCCCAGAAGAAGATAGGGAAGATTTTAAGGAATTGACTCTAACACAGCTTAGATCAGTTCATGGTAAGATAATTAAAACAAAATCAAATATTCCAAGTGTAGATACATCAGATTCTACAGGGATGCAGGGTTATGCCACTTTAAAAGAGGCTGTAAAAGACCATGTATCTGGGAAGATAGATAGAACCACTTATGAGCAAATTAAAGAAAAGTTCACATCTAGAATCGGTAGATAATAACCCCACAACAGGCTTAGAGATTGAAGGGGATATTAAATCTGCTATTACGAAAGATAGAGAGCATATCTATATGGTGGGAAATGAAGAAGTACCTTATGAGGAAGGCTTTAGAATGTCTGTAGGACAGCAAAAAGTACCATTCTCTGATATAAGATCAACCTTCTCTCATATTTCACAAGATAAGTGGGATTCTATATTTGGAAGGAAGGAAAATAAATAATGGCAACAGGAGATAGTGGCAATTACGCAGGTAGCCTTTTAGAGGTTATCGAGGCAGAGGCTATTCTTAAATTTAGTGAGGCAAGTGTATCTGTGCCTTTGGTTTCTCAGAAGAGTGAGCCAAAAGCTGATCAGATTACTTTCATCGCTTATAACGCAGGTTCTAACACAGTAACATCAGCAGATGTGGCTAACACAGCAGAGGGTACAGTTACCCCATCTACAGCATTGGATTCTGAAAAGAAAACAATCACTCTAGATATGTATAGTGTTATGCTACCTATCTATGATGAGGCTAAGTTATCAAACGCTGATGATGTATATGCTAACGCAGGTGCATTAGCAGGTAATGCAATGGCATCTAAGTTAGATTCATTAGTAAATGCACTTTACGATGGTTTTTCAAACGCTGTAGGTGGTGCATCAACTACTATTGATGTAGATGACTTATTCCAATGTTTAGCAAAGCTAAAAGAGAACTCTGCTCCTGGACAACCAAATGCTGTTCTTGATCCTAGACAGATATGGGGAACTTATGGTATCCATAATGACCTTATTACACAGGCTCAGTTTGCAGGTTCTGGAATACAGGATGAGGGTGCTAGAAGTGGTTTTGTAAGCAGAATTGCAGGTATTGGCATCCATAGCTCACCAGAGTTTACAGTAGCATCAAATGCTGTAAAAGGTGGGGTATTCGTACCAGAGGCTCTAGGGTTTGGTTATGCAGGTGAAATGATGAGAGTTGAAGAGTACAGGGAAGGTTCTTTCCTACGCTCTAACATCGTTGTATCTAGTTTCTGTGGTGCTACAGAAATCATAGATGGCTATGGTGTTGAAATGCACTCACAGGTTACTTCTTAATAGCTAATCAATAATATGGGGGGTGGGCAACTGCCCCCCTACTTAAAACAAAAGATTTAATATGCCAGAAAGTATAAATAGTAAATTAAAAGAACAATATGATCACGATGATAGTGGGGGATCGTTAGACACTAATCTAGGGGATTTTTTAGATTCTGAAGGTGCATCTGGTACTTCCAATAACTCTAAATGGAGGAATTGGGCATCTGGTACAGGCACTAGCTTAAATACAAGACTATTCCACAAGCATGGTGGTTCTGGCTCATTTATGACCAGATGGAAGAATTGGATAGCATTTAGTTCAACTCATTCCTTCAATTTCGATGGTAATGATAATTATATAGAAGCACAGGATACATTAGAAAGTGTTTTTCAAGCATCGTATTCTATTTCACTTTGGTTAAAAGCAGATGATGGACAACCATCTTCAGACCAATCTTTATTTGGAGTTAGAACAAGTGCTAATAGTTCAATAAACAATGTAGTAAGAGGTATGATAAAAACTAACGGAAAATTGTTTTTTACATACCAAGATGGTTTAAATGATGCTCCTGCAGAAACATATAGTGCTGTTTTTTCAGATGGTGCAACAGATTGGACTCATGTCGCTATAGTAGTTAGTGAAAGTGCAGACCAAATATATATATATGTAAATGGCTCTGTTCAAACTTTACATCCAACATATAATGGTGATACATCTGCTTTAACATTTAGTAATTTTGGAACAAGTAATAATTTTCCTATAGGTGGTAGAAATAACTTGGGAACAGTTGGGCAGTTTTTTAGTGGTAAAATTGACGAAGTTGCAATCTGGGATACTGCTTTAAGTGCCTCAGATGTTACTTCTATATACAACAATGGTAAGGTAATTGATCTTAGTAAATCAGCATCATACGGAACGGACAGGACAGGTAATTTAAAACTCTGGTTACGCTGTGGAGACAAAGCAGAACCAGAATCTACTACTGCAATCGCAAGACAGGACTTCTATACAGACTTTGATGGTACGGATGATTATGTGAGCATAGCAGATGATAATTCTTTAGACCAAACTTCAGCTTTAACGATTGTTTGTTGGGCAAAAAATGCTAATTCTGGTTTAAGTGCAACTGAATTACTTGTAGCTAAATATACATCTACAGGTTCTGATAATCGCTCTTATGCTTTTGAAATAAACTCAAGCGAAAAATTAGTTTTTACTGCATCGGCTGATGGTACAAGTTCATTAGGTACACAAACATCAGATAGTGCTTTATCTACTATAAATGAATGGCATCATTATGCTGTTACATTTAGTTCTGGTACTTGCAAACTTTTTCAAGATGGAGTAGAAATAGCATCTACAGCATCAAATATGCCATCATCTATATATGCAGGAGCATCAACACTACTTATAGGTGCAATTAATACAGGAACATTAAATTGGGAAGGTGCAATATCAAATGTAAGTGTATATCAAACAGCACTCGATGCTCAAACCATTTCACAGATGGCAAAGAGCAGATTCACCCCCATGAGAGACAATCGCTTTTCTGTAGTTTCTCTGGATGGAACAAACGACTTCATTGATTGTGGTAATGATTCAAGTCTACAATTTAGTGGTAGTTTTTCTATTGGATGTTGGTTTAGAACAACTGATGCAACTGCAACTAATGAAATATTAATATCCAAATCAGATGATGGTGTAAGTGCAGGTTGGTTAATTAGATTAAATAGTAGTAGAAAATTAGATTTTACCTATACTAATTCAGCAAGTGGTGGGGTGGGTGCTACAATAAGTGATACAGGAAGTGTTGTAAATGATGGGCAATGGTATCATGTAATGTTTGTACATGAGTCGGGAGTAGGTAATAGAGCTTATAAAAATGGTGTATTAGTTGGAAGTAATTCTACAGGAACAGACCTCGGAAGTCATACACCAAACTTCCACATAGGAAATCAAGATTATACTACTGCAAGAGCATTAGCCTGTGATGTGAGTTCAGCATCAGCATATAATGTAGCTAAGTCTACAGAAGAAGTTTACGCTATCTATCAGCAAGGTATCACTTATGATGAATCTTCACTTAATGGTATAGTTGGCTATTGGAGAATGGGAGATGGAACAGGTGATACTTTTAAATACATATTAGACCAAAGTTCTAATAGTAATAATGGTGCTATGACAAATATGACTCGGAGCGATATATCTGAGCAAATGGTAGCAGGATATGATTTAGGTGCATTTACTAATAGTACAGAATCAACATTAGAAAATGTATATAATTCTGATATGAGTTTATCTACAACACCAAGTTTTAACGGAGTTGATTTTTCATATTATAGTAACACTTCATCAGCACAAGAAACAAGCACCATAGGTGGCAGAACAAATGTATGGAAAATTGTTACAGCCTCTGATGATACTTATTCTGCTGTGAGATTTATTCCTAATCCAAATCAAGATATTTCTAATAAGCAGTTTAATATAAGTGTAAAAGTATATATACCATCAACTGATGGAGTGCCAAGTGTAAGGCTTAGATATGTTTATGACTCTGGTGGTAATAATACAATAATCGCAACAACTACAACAACAGATGAATGGGTAACCTTATCAACAAGTAGTCCTGTAACGATTGCAGATTATAATGGTTGGTCTTTAAATATTGAATTTGTATCAAGTGGTGTAGCAAATAAAATATGCTATATTGATGATTTCTCTATTACTTCAGTCCTACAATCAGAAGTATCAGACTCTTACCCTGCCATCATAGATGTAAATGAGCCTGTGTTGGGAGTTGACCAAGTTACTAACGGAACTTTTGATGCAGATTCTAATTGGACAAAAGGGACAGGATGGAGTATAGGTAGTGGAGTAGCAAGTTGTGATGGTACGCAGACAGGTAATACAGGCTTAATACAACAAGGTACTATTTCTGGAGCAAATTTAGATTTTGAAGTAGGAAAAACTTATAAAATTACTTTTGATGTAACAACCACAGCAGGAGCAATAACTTATATAGAAATCGGTGGTACAACAGAACATACTGATGTTCCTGCATCAGATAGTACAGCTACGAGATACATACAAGCCTCAAGCACTAATGATAGATTAACTATAGCAGGAAATTCTTCATTTGTAGGTACAGTTGATAATGTAGTAGTTAAAGAAGTACATGGCAATGTCGGCACAATGACAAATCAAGACTCAAGTGATTTAGTCTATTCCTCAGTTCTACCTGACCAATCCTTTCTCACAGGAGTAAACTCTGCGTATAACTTTATAGACTTGGATGGTACAAATGAATATATAGATTGTGGTGATATTAACGAAATAGATGGTGCAAGTGCTTTATCTATATCAGCTTGGATAAAATGCGATGTAACCTCTGGTGCTCATGTTATAGTAAGTAAATACTCATCATCAAGCGTAAGAACAGAACTTATTATAAGCAGTAATGTATTATATATGGCTTTTGGAGCTACAAATGGTAATTTTTCATTTACAAGTACAGATTGGAATCATGTAGCTATGGTCTTTGATGGCTCTGGTACAGGAAACACAGGAAGATTAAAAATATATTTAAATGGAGAAAATCAAACATTAAGCTATACTGGTACTATTGGTACTACCACACCAGACACAGGTACTAATGTTTTAAAAATAGGTAATAGGACATCTCATCATTTTGATGGAGCAATGGGGCAAGTATCTATTTTTAACAAATCACTTTCAGCAACAGAAGTATCTGCAATTTACACAGCAGGTCGCCATTCTAATCTACTTGATAGCTACTCAGATAATTTAGTTGGTTATTGGGCAATGAGTGCTTTAGATGCTAAAACAGGATTAAGTGATGTGGGTGATGGTACTATCTACGATAGAAGTGGAAACTCAAATCATGGTACTGCTACCAATACAGAATCAGCAGATTTAAAAAGTTCACCAAACGCAGAAAGCAATGGCTATGCAAAAGGTGATACTAATCGTTCAACAACAACACCTTAGAGGAAAATTATGAGTGAAGAAGTAACAAACAGATGGTCAGATGACTATAGTGGTAGATGGTCGCACAGGGCATATATGATCGTGCCTGTAGCTGATATTGATTCAGCAGATGCACCTACAGACTCAAATACAGTAGCACAGATAAAAGCATGGATGGATAGCTATGGCTATGAATATACCTCAGATATGAGCAAATCAGAGCTATTAGGAGCTATCCCTGTATCTAATGCCTTTATAGCTAATGCAATACAATCAAGCAAAGAAACGCTTAGAAAGAACAACGGAGATGAGGGTGATAGTTCTAAAGCATTATTAAAGTTTCCTTGTGATAATGATGCAGACAATGATCCTGCCATGTTTAGCTCTTATGATAAATACTCTCACGCACAGATAATGGATATTTTATCTGGTGATGAGTGGAGTTCATCTATTGAGTAATATGTGCAGTTGTATTTATAATTGTATTTGCAGTAAAAAGGGTAATAGTCTTGCTGAGTTCGCAGTTACTATGGCTATCATGGCTACTTTGGCAACTACCTCTGCTCCTGCTTTTAGTCGTATCGGTGAGGGAGCTAAAGCTAAACAAACTAAGGCTAATCTGGAGAAAATAGTTAAAGCATCCCAGATGTGGTACAATCAACAGGTAGAAATAAATGGCATGGGAAAATTCCCTTCACAGCCTCATAGAACAGTAAGCATAGGTGAGGTCAATGATTACAATAATAATCGCAGAATAGAGGTAAATGAGGTGTTAGAAGGTACTTATGTGCCTGTATTTAGTGATACTAGCTTTCTGCATTTATTTGATAATGACACAATCAGATCACCTTACCAAGATGGTAGATATTTATATGCTATTGTAGGGGGTTCTGGAACAGGGAACAATATAGTAAGTCCTATCTTTGTTGTAGTGGATCAAGAAAACCCAGAAGATTTTTATAAGTATTACAAGCCATGAGTTCAGACGATATACACGATTACGTAAAGATAATAATGTTTTTAGCATTTGTATTTGGAATAATGATTTTTGCATCATGTGATGGAGGTTGGTCTATTGCAGGTTATGAGGTATGAGTGAGGAAAAGACCTACAGATCAGTTGGGATGGCAAAAATTGATGATAACTTTCGTATTAGTCTTAACATTAAGTGGCTTACTCAGATTATCGTGGGAGTTGGGTTTATTATTATGGGCTACCTACGAATTGAAAACAGAATTAAATCACTTGAGCAATCAATGGAATCAGCTAATACTGAAATATCAAATCTAATAGATAAGCACATTGAAGAAGAAGAAGTTAAAATAGCAGAGATGCAAGAGCAAATAGAATGGTATCAGAAAGAATTAAATCTATCACTAAATCCCTTATCATGGGGAAAGAAAAAAAGAAGAAAGTAGTATTAACAGAAGATGATATTAATCATAATTACTTTATTAACAGGGAGCTACGGAGAGTTAAATGATTGAAACTTTTGCAGATGCTTATTTACAAATTGGAGCAGTTGGTTTTTGCCTCTGCTTGTTTGGGTTTATGATACTGAACCTTATTAAATCGCAAAAGGAACAATCAGATGATTTAGAATCTATTAGAGCAGATTTAAGCCAGATGGCTAGTGAGATAAACAATACAATGTCTATCTGTGTAAAGTTGATTGATTCTATCAACGCTTTTAAGGCATCTCTAGATGACAAACTAGACAGAAGGCATGAAAAGATGACTGAGACTATAGATGAGCTAAGTAATCAGATTAATTATATGCAAGGTAGAATAAACGGAAAGTAATGGCAGAATCTAAAGGCATATCAGACTCAAGCAGTTTAAAAATCTCACTACCTATGATTATACAAGCAGTTGGATTTATTGGTGCATTAGTATATGGTTATGGACAGCTAAATACTAGAATACAATTTTTAGAGGTTGAGAGTCAGCGTACAGCAAGTTATATAAAAGAAATGAAAGAACAGCAAGATGATCCTATTCCTTCTGATGTAAGGCAGGACATCATTTTAGAATTTATTTTAGAAGATATTGAAGAGTTAAAGGAAAATCTTTAATGGATAGTTTAAAAGTATCATTTGCAAGTTTATTTAATTATGGTTTATCACTAGCTGAGGTAAGTCTAATCTTACAATGTATTGTAGCTGTGATGACCATTATTTATTTAGGATATAAAATAAAAAGGGAGATATAGATGTTAAAAAAAGCAGTATTAGCAAAGATTGTAGATAAAGCTAAAGATCACATTATAGAGGAATATAAAGATGAGACAATTAGCTATATACAATCAGAAGAATTAAAAGTAGAGTTAGCTACAAAAATAAATAAAAAATTAAATCTTCCTTTCTTAAATGAAGAGCAAGAACAGGAACTACTAGAAAAACTAATAGATTGGTTTACTGATATATTAGAAGATTTAGCTAAAAAATAATGGCTCGTGATCCCAGACTAAAACGCTTTGGACTTAAAGGATTTAACATCCCTAAAAGAACTCCCAAGCATAAGACTAAAAGCCATGTTGTGTTAGCTAAAGTTGGTTCAAGAACTAAGTTAATTAGATTTGGTCAGCAAGGGGTGAAAACAAACATGACAGTAGCTCAAAGAAGGGCATTTAAAGCTAGACATCGCAAGAATATAGCCAGAGGTAAGCTAAGTCCTGCATGGTGGGCAAATAAGGTTAAATGGAGTCCTTCTAAGACTAAGAGAAAGTAATGGCAACTAAGCGTACAAAACCAAAATTATGGAAAAGTATAGTATCACGAGTAAAGCGTGGTAGTAAGGGTGGTAAAAGAGGTGTCTGGACAGCTAGAAAGGCACAGATAGCCACAGCAAGATATAAAAAAGCAGGTGGGGGTTACAGGGGTAGGAAATCATCAAGTAATTCACTTACTAAGTGGAGTAAGCAAGATTGGGGTTATGTTAGTAAAAGGGATGCTAAAAAACCCAGATCACAGCGAGGTAGATACTTACCTAAAAAAGTAAGAGAGTCTTTAACTAAAGGACAAAAAGCCTATACGAATCGCAAGAAACGAGAGGCTACCAAAAAGGGAAGGACTAGAGCAAGTTATACTAAACGAGTAGCAAGAAAAGTTAGGAGAGCATAATGCCAAGAGGAAAAGGAACATACGGAAGTAAAAGGGGTAGACCACCAAAGAAAAAGAAATCAATGTTTAAATTTGGTAAAAAAAGGAAAAAGAAGTAATGCCAAGATTTGGTAAAAGATCAAAGCAAAGAATGGTAGGTATTGATCCCAGACTGAGAGAGGTCTTAGATAGGCTTATTGATATTATGGATGTAACTATCATTGAAGGCATAAGATCACCAGAGAGGCAAGAAGAACTGCTTAAAAAGGGTGCTACAAAGACTAAATACAGTAAGCATCTTGAAGGTAAAGCTGTAGACCTAGCACCATATCCAATAGATTGGGATGATAGGGAAAGATTTCATTACATGGGTGGTATGATTAGAGGAATAGCAAAGCAGTTAGGTTATTATGTTAGATGGGGTGGTGATTGGGATTCTGATGGTGAAATCAAGGATAATAACTTCGATGACTTAGTACATATAGAGATTATAGGATAATTGTTTAGTCATTGCATTAAAATAGATAGGATTTGTCCTTTTGCAACTAAAGAGCAAGATTACGATTACTGTGGATTAGCCACAAATGAAAACAGGATACAGCTTATGGCTAAGTGTCCTAAAAAACCTAAAAAAAGATGGGGTAGGAGATAGTTTTTTGAAAAGAGCAATAGTAATACCAGATCAACACTTTCCAATACATGATCAAAGTGCTGTAAATGTGGTTCTACAAGCCTTAGAGCTTATTAAACCAGATATATTTATAAACTTAGGTGATGTGGGAGAGTGGGAGACTGTTTCAGCATGGAGATACAAAGGTAAGAAATTACCACCTCTGGAATATCAACTACCTTTAATTGATGAGGAAATAGAACAAGTCAATGAAGGCATAGATCAGTTTGATGTTGTACTTGATAAAATAGGGTGCGTAGAACGCTATATTTGTGCAGGAAATCACGATGAGTGGCTTACCTATGGATTTGTTGAAAAGTATCCATATATGAAGGATTACACCTTTAGAAAAGCGTGTAAGTTTGATGAGAGAGGTTATAAATACTTGAGTTACAATCAACCTTTAAAATTAGGAAAAGTAAACTTTATACATGGAGCATACGCTACTACATACCATGCAAAGAAACATCTGGAGGCTTATGGAGCTAATATCATCTATGGGCATACCCATGATATACAACGCCATACGCTTACTAAATTGGATTCTGGAACAATAGGAGCGTGGTCTATGGGTTGTTTAAAGGATATGAGTGCAGAAAAGAATAAATGGTTGAGAGGTAGGTTACATAATTGGAATCATGCTTTCGGTATTGTTACTTGGTTTGATAAACCTAGAGGCAACTTCCAAGTAGATACTATTGAAATCGTAAAAGGACAGGCAACTGTTTGGGGAGAGGTAATAAATGGATAAGAATACAAAATTTATGCAGGTATTTAATGAAGAGATAGAACTAATGAACACTTTTGAAAGTTTAAATAAGTGTATAGAGCTATCTAAACAAATAACATTAACAGATTTAATATCACCAAGTTCTAAAACAACAGGCGAGGTGGCTGAACTTATATATAGGTTACAGAACTTAGTAGAGTTTGAAGTTTTAGACTTTAACCATAATGAGGCTTAAATGAGTACATACGAGGCATCATATTGTTCACAATCAGATGTAAAAGCTATTTTACCAGAGCTAGGTAAGTATAACCAACGATCTATACTAGCTCCTAATTGGGTAGCATCTGGAACATCACATCTATTTTATCTGCATTCAGCAGGTGGTAGTGGATATAGTGTATTATTTAAAGATGGTAAGGATTTAGGTGCTGAACATGGTTCTGAGCCTTCATCAGATAATCAATGGAGATATGTAGAGGCTGATGGCAGATTAGAATATTATTTAGGTGGTGGAAGTGCTAACACACTTAATGGTAGTGTATGGGAGTTTGGTGAAGATCAAGATGCTAACCTTACTAAAAACATAGCCAGAGCCTCAGATTTTGTTAGAAGTATGTCTGGTGGTATGCCTATCTATCCTAGAAAGGGTGTAGGTAACGCATCTGCAACAGGTAATGACTACCCAGAACTCATTGTAAGATGTACAGCGTATGTATGTGCTAGTTTTATCACAGAAAGCTATGATGAGGAACTATCTAATAGATTGATGGCTAAAGTAACAAACGAAGATAATACAGGCTTTTTAGATAGGTTAAGAGGTGGTGAGATAACCATTAGCCAACAAGAATCCCTACAAAAGAATAAGGGTATAGTAAGAAGAGTATCTGTAAACGCATCATCTACATCAGATATTGTGGATGTTCGTGGCAGACCTACAGCTAGATGGGATTTGATTAAAATTAAGATTACAACAGCAGGAACACTTGAAAGAGGTACAGATTCCACAGTTAGATATTCAACTTTCGGTAGTAGCTCAGATGGCTTACAGGTAGATGAAATGATTGAGAATGAGATAGTAACAGGTGGATGGGATCAAGTTGGTAGGGGGATGTTCTGTAGGTTCTCACCTGGTGTACTTACCTTAAA